GCCCATTAAGGATTCCCTGCATGTTCTGTAGGCCTTGCTTGTTAACCAAATTCTGGTAATCACGGTCCTCTGGGGAGAGAAGCCTCTTGATTACAAGGTTGCCCGTGAATTGGTTCATTCCTCGACCTGCAACGTCATCGGAAGTTTGAGAGATGGACATTCTCCTAATGGAGATGGCAGGAAGGATAAGGGTCTTTCCTTTGTCCCTGGGAGGACTGAGCTTCTTAATCAGGGCAAATCTCTCACCGGTGGCAAAGATGACCTGAGGTTTGCTGATGTTCTTTGGGCCAATCTGGGTGACGATGTTGTTAACCCGGAATCCAATGTCGTCCCGAAAAAGTCTTACCATGGCCTCATCTATGTCACGAATTCCACACGGAGGAATCGTGAAGTCCAGACTCGGGGCTCCCTCATAGCCAGAATTGAGATGCGGCTTAGGGTTAAGCGGATCCTGTTGGATGTTTTGCCTAGTCTTATTGCTGTTGTCGTCTGTTGCCACGGCTCTAGTAATTAGGCCTCAGGTTCAACATGCCTTTTTTCGCAAGGAGAATGTTTTTGGAGCGGCCTCATCTGCTATACCTTCTAGGGGTAGCTGATAGACGTTGCTCTGCTCCTTTTTCTTGGGATAGAACTTCTTGGCTATCTCCTCGGTGAAACCATAGTCATACAGAATGATTTCACCATCCGAGGTCTTGCCATAGTGGTCAATTTCCAGAATGTCCCCTGGCATAAGCCTGTTGATGCTCATTGCGGAAATGATGCCTCGAAAGAACCGGGAATGCTTCATAATCTCGAGGTCACCCAGGAGCGTCTCGTAGTATTTAGCATTCCGTTCGTCGCCTTGGTTCTTTAGGCGGACCAGTCGCTTGGAGTACTGGTCCGAAATGTTGGAGGTTATGTTCTCCAGGTCATTCTGAGCGTTGCTTTTGGCAAAGGCCCTGATGGTGTCGCTGTACACTTCCCAGGAGAACCCTGCCAGGGTCTTGAACTCCTCTGTCTCGTTAACGGTTCTAACAAGCTGAGAAATCAACCAGACGACGTGTCCATCCTGGTCGGTCTTGTGGTCCAGAATGGCAGAAACCGCACCTGAGGTTTCCGTGTTATGGGAAACGTCCAATTCAGCGGCATTCTGAGCGAAACCCTTGTCGTTAATGGCGATTTTGAGGACCTTGCTCCTGGAGCAGGCATAGACAACTCTACTTGAGCCTTGGCCAAGCAGAGGTAGACAGCTCTTGGCGTACTCCAGTATCTCAGCTTCCGACTCTAGGGTGCGGAAGTGACGCATACTGAACTTCTTACGCTTCTTGCTGGCAGTTGTCATTTCGCCATTTCAGCCCCCGCCTGTACGGCTTTAAATATGGCTCTTCAACCCGGTTGTTTGCCGTATGGGCTCAAACAAAGCCCAGAAAAACTCAATCGTTATAAATGTCAGGAATGTCCGGGTAATTGGGAGACTCGTTATCAAAAGAGGATGCATGTTCTGGCTCATGGAGCGGTTCCTCGGCCTCGGAGTCGATGTTGACGATTCTGGGTCCTTCACCCAAGGCAGGGGCTTCCATGTCCTCTCCTAGACGCTCCCTCATCTCACGACGATCACCGCTGGTACCGTCCATGGTGTCAGGAAGACCTCTCTGTTGCTGCCAAACCTTGCTAACGGCGTTGTCCCCAAACTTAACGCCTGAGTCGGCCAGCATCTTTTTGAAGATGTTAACATCGAACTGACCTTTCCTTACGAGCTTGGCAATAAGCTTAATGCCAACGTCATACTCTACCTGTCCGAAAATGTTGTTGATGGTGGTAGCCTTGAGAACCTCAAAGACGCCCGCGCCATAGAGAAAGAAGTCACCTTCCTCGACTGTGTAGCCCTTGTCCAGGAGGTCACGAACATGGGCATGAAGCTCAAGCTTGTTAATCTGCTCATTTCCCCAGACGTTGAACCTAGTCTCCCAATCAGGCTGACCCACGAGCACGTCTAGCTTAATGGGTGCCAGAAAGACCTTCTGAACGGCCTCATCATACACAGGGTGCACCTGGGTCTTCATAATGCTCACCGGGTAGTAGTAGATGAACTGCCCGTTGATATCCTTCATGAATTCTTTTGTAATGTCGTTGATGAACTGAATTTCGCGGGGAGTAACGAATAGCCTGGCCATTACCCTAAGTAGTTAAGGCGTAGTTCTGCCCCAGGGGAAATCGTAGCAGTTTCCAGCCCTTGTGAGACTTGGTTCTACCAAGCAACAACTGGTACAGGGCCGTCTTTGTTAGTCCATGTTCTTTTGCAAAAGTTGGAACATGAGACACGTTCGCATAAATGGTTCCGTCCGGGGCCTTAAGGGAACCATAGGTCTTAACGGGTTGTGTGGCATTTCTCTTGGCGATATTCTTTCTTCCAATTTCTTGCATCTTCTGTTTCAGGTCCTGGTCCTCGCTTATTCTTTTTTTGTAGGTTTCCCGGCTGCGGGGTTGATGCTCCCTAAGGCTTGAAACCACCTTCTCCTTGTGTTTGGGGTCGGCCATCATTTTCTTGGAATGCTCAGACCTTTTCTTTCGACGGTTCTCATTGCCATCCCAGGAACGCAGGTGGCTTTCTCGTTTCTTTTCCTGAACCTCAGGGTCGCTCAGGGCCCTTTGAATGGACCTGGAAACCCTACTCTTATATTCTGGATCGCTCCAGTTCCTCTTGGAGGCCTCAGATATTTTCCTTCGAGTTTCCTCAGGATTCTTGGCCTTAAGGCCTTCCCTAGAAACTGCCTTGGACATTAGGTTATAACACTCACTCCCATTGTCGAAGTGCTCCTTGAGATACACCTCTTCCCTTAGGAGACGTTCTTCCTTGGTCCCGTTCATAACCTCCAAGACCTCAAATAAGAAGGCTTCTTCTCCGCACTTGTTGAAGTCTGCCTGCAGGAATTTGTTTTGATGTTTACCCCTCCTCAGGGAATTGGCATGTTGATTCCAGCGTCTTTTAAACTCCTTTGCAGAACCAAAATACCTTCTGCCATTTTGTTTGTTTGTAATTTTGTAAATGCCGCTTTTCAGCGAATGCCCATCATATGTGAATTCCATCTTATTCCTGTCTGCAGCCTCAATGGCTGCCTAACAAGAATAGTGCAGAGGGGACCTTTGTACAAATTAGCCAATAAAGATGTTGTACTTAGGCGGGAAGGGAAGATGCTGAAGGAGCTTCATGTTCTGCTCTGCCCTGTTGGCCTCTAGCTCAGCCAGTTTGTCATAGGTGAGGCTTTCCAGGGTCTTAACCAGGCCACCGTCCCCATAGGTTAGCTCCTTACGGTCTTCTCTGCCCTGAGTGATGAGGTCATCGCCATTAAGGGTCAACTCAGCACCAGGGATTGGGAAATTTTTGATCTTGCTTCTGACAAGACCCAATAGCTCTTTGCACAGGGCCAGGGTACACTGAATAATCCAGTTACGAGCCCATGGGTTAAGGGTACTGTACTGAATGAAACCAGCAGGAATGTTGGCCGGGTTCGAAATGCCAAAGAGAACCCCGGTACCAATAGTTGGGGTACCGAAGGAACCGCTTACGCCCACAGCAGCCTGAGAGCCCGTAACAAGGCCAGGTGCAGCACTCGGAGGAAACCCTACTCGAATCCAGAGCTTGTCGTTGTAGAAGGGGATAAGGGTGGATGGAGTAGGAAGAATCCTGATGTTCCTGCCGGTGATACGGTAGGAATATTGGGAACGCCTAATCTTCTGGGCTGTGGAGAGCAGGGAGGCTCTTAGAACGTCCTCAAAGAGAGGAAGAACGTAGAATCTGGTGTCAGGAACGTAGGATTCCACAGGCAAACCGGTTGCCGTGAAGTTGGATGCCAGGTTGCTGTTAAAGACGTACTGAATTGGGGCATAGTGGTATACCTCAAAAATCTTCATTCGTCCCTGGATGCCAAAGGAACCGGTTCCCATGTAGGATGACAACGTTAGGCCGTTAGAATCCTTGAGGTCAGTGTAGAGGTCATAGTCCTGACGCCCCTCAACCAATTGGATGGAGCCCGAATAGGAATCCATGGATTGTCCGTAGCCAACCTCGGAGGCATAGGGCTCTGCCTGACGGACCAGGAACTCAAAGTTGGGCTGAATGTAGGTGTTGACCAGGTTGAGGGAGTATTTGCCGGTGGCAGGGTCAATGGACCCGGTTGGATTTCCCAAAAGACTTGCCAAATTTGATTTAGCCTGATACTCAATCATGGTAGCATTGAACATCAGAGTAGCTTCCTCGAAACAACTCCAAATCATCTTCTTGGTCAGCTCCACGCTCAGAACGTCCTCGCCAAGCTTTCGAAGAACGAAAGTCACAACCTTGTCAGCATCGCTTTGAAAAGCGGTATCTGAATCGAAGAACCCGAAGGGCGTTGGACGAATCGTTGTTGCAAATATAGCCATCTTGCTTTCTAATTATCCATGGCCGCAAGCATTACATCTATATGGACAAGAATCTGCTCAGGACCCTGATATCCAACATTATCCATGAAAGTCTCAGAAAGGACACGAGGGAGGAGGAGGAGGAGGTTCCATCCACCCTTAGCCAGGCTGCCAAGGCAAAGAGGAAGCTCAGGGTGTTTGACTTTGATGACACGCTTGTTCAAACCCAAAGCAGAATCAAGATAACCAAGGCCGATGGCTCAGAGATAGAGCTTACGCCGGGCCAATATGCGGTCTACAACAAAGAGCCCGGGGACGTTTTTGACTACAGCCACTTCCAGGACTTGGTTAAGCCCTCTGAGATTCAGTGGATGACCAAGATCCTCAAAAGGGTTATCAACAAGCATGGTGTGAATGCGGCCGTAATTCTGACTGCCAGGGCCAGCAAGAAGCCCGTGGAGAAATTCTTCGATCTCCTCGAAATTCCACGCATCCCTATCGTGGCCCTGGGCGACAGTGACCCACATGCCAAGGCGCAGTGGATCCTTTACGTCATCAAGAAATTCCACTATGACGTGATCGAGTTTTTCGATGACTCCGAGAAGAACATCAAAGAAGTAAAGGCCCTAGAACCACTGGTTCCAGGGACCAAGATCATCACCAAGCTCATCAAGCACCGGAAGCCCCACCAGGGCACCTAAACCGTGAACTGAGAACCCTTGCCAATCCCATTGGCGGCACAAAACCCAGCAGGCAACTCAATTGCCTTGGCGCATGGGAATCGAATGTTGACGATCCTCTCGTCTCCGGCCTTAAGGGTTTCAATCTGAAATACCCGGCTGGCAGAGTCAAGAGCGATGAGGTCAATGTCAAAGGAAACGTTCTTCATCCAGAAGCCAAGCATCCTCGGGGCTCCATAGACGAACAAAAGGCCATGATTGGAAGCAGAGGGCCTAGGCCTGTGCATGAACCCGGTCTCATGGTCCTTTGAGCTTCGGAGAACTTCTAGAACGACTGGTGCTCCACCAAGAGTAGCACTGATTGTCTTATGATAGGAACTCATCGTCTTTCTAAGTAGAGGCAAAGATGAGTGGGGTGCTATTACGTTCAACGTGGGTGCGCACTCCTTCTTGTGGCAAATCCAACGCCACTCGAACGGCGAGCGACCAGTTGGAATGTACTGGCGATGAAACTCTTCGCGAGTCTTGGCACCTTGCCGAACAGGATTGCCACAGATAGCACACTTCCAATTTCCAGTATAGTCCTTCATCCCTTTGGCCATGGTTGAAATGACAACCCGCCTTAGATGATCTAAAAAGGCCCTACCCCTGGAGCTCTTAGGGAACTCCTGAGGAGTGGGCTTTTCTGCGGATTCTCTATAGGGGCTCATAGTACCTACTCCCAATCGGGACTACTTCAGCCAACCCCGTGCCCGACAGAACTCATCCAAACGTTCCATTGGAACGGTCAATGAACGCATCAAGTCCTCTGCACTTTCACTTTCAACAGAAATCAATTGTGGGACTCCAACGGTATGGCCTGTCAAGAACACCAATCGTTCTGTCTTGCGGCAGTCCCAAGATCGCTCATAGAATCCTTTGTGATCAAACTTTGCTCCGTACCTATCATGGTTCATCTTCATCAGTTTGAAGGATTCCATGCCCATCATACAAATTTCCTGGATTCCCAGGTAAACTAAAGAGATACCGAAAATCCCTGGTCGAAGCTCTGTTGGCTCAAAATTGCAGCGCAGGGAAGGCACGGCGCTTGAACTAGCGGCATTCATGGTCATTGTAACGCCACGGTAAACCGAAACATCACAGCCGAAGTACACGACACTCTTGTCATATTCGTTGTTTGCGATTCGATTCTTGAAAAGAATCGAACTTGAAGGATATGAAACCACCATTCTGAAATGCGAGAGCTTCTCGCACCTCAGATCAAGAAAGTTGGGATCTGGAAGCGCCATCACCACTTCCAGACCGGGTTTAAGATCGATTCCTCTCCAGATTTTCACTTTGAGGACTCCTCCTCATTTGAGGTTGAGGGGATTGAGACCATTGGGAACAACCTGCTCAAACATCCAGTGATTCGAGGTCTGCACATGGTTGGCTCGGACGTACTTCGCCATGTTTTTCGCAAAATCCTTATAGGGAAAGCCCTGGGCCACCCGGACCACATAGCCTTCCTTATTATTGGATTCCTGCTCGGGGTTATAGGAAGCCCGCACGACGTTTTCATCCCAGGGTCCGTGGTAGAGCACCGGGACGTGATTAAGGCCCAAAAGCTGGCACCACTCCAGGGTATTCTCCCAGGAAAGGCACTCGTTTTTTTCATTCCATACCGAGAAAACCTCAAAGAAGGAAGGCAGGTTTTCATAGGCAATGGAGTGACGGGCATAGAGGTTCTCTCCGCAGATCCGCCATCCCTTAGGAATGTCATGGCGGATCTGTGCCCAAAGCTGCTTCACCCAAGTACGGCTCGGGTGATAGCCGCTGTCAAGGGAACGAGCATGGATATGATCCGTGTACATGGAGGTGTTCTCACCGTCCATCTTCTCGGTCACAACCACAATCTGGTTCTCAAACTTCTTTGTATTGGAGAGCTTGGTGTCGTCCTGGCTCAGTCCAGGCGACCAGGGAAGGTGAGGGGTGCTAGGATACTTGTACCGGCCACCCTCCACCGGGGAATTTTCGTTTTCCATGTTAGTTTGCCTTTGTTGGCTTGCCTTCAAATAGGAGTGGTCTTGTATCGAATGTCCACATAGTAGGCAGCGTAGCTTTGACCATTACTGAGGCGCACCTCAAAGTTTGTGCTCCTCGACAAGCCTCCGAGCCACATCCGTGTCGGACATGTAGTTTCGGAGATTGCGAACCATGGGAAGAAACCGATCAAAAAAATCGGGCGTGCTGGCCTGGTTGGTCATATTACCAGTATAGCACGCCCGGTCTTAGACTTTAGAGCTTTTTTTCCTAAGGGTTTTCGCTATCTTCCCCCTCAGAAACGTTCAGAGTTGCCAGGTACTTCTTCACAAAAGAAGGATCCTTGGAGAAGATGGGAATGTCGTTGTCAACTGCCCAACGACTGCGAACAACCTGCATCACGGGGTGCAGGTAGGATTCACGATAGACGCAACGCCCTCTCTGGAAGGAAATGGGCTCACTGTCCCAAACCCGGCCCTTGGCCTGGCACATTTCCTTAAGCTTAAGTCATTTCCTCTTTTTCTTGGCCTTGTCGGGATCTACCGGAAGGATCCTGGAAATTGCCAACTCAGCAAGGCAAATCTTGTTCTTGAAGCCAATAAGGCTAGGAGGAAGGACAATCTTCTCATTTTCGTTGCTGGCTTCCACAATCTGCTTGAAACGCATGACGTGACTGTCCAGCTTACGCATAACCTGAACCACCTCGGCCAGCTTTTCTACATACTTCGCTTCCTTGGTGTTACTTACGGTCTGCCTCTTTTCCTCACGGGCCTCCAGCTTCTCCTTGCGGTATTCCTCAAGGCTTTGCCCATTTGCGGCTAGCTCTTTGTCGAGCTTCTGCTTACGGGCCTTATCCATTTCCTTTCGGCGCTGGGCACACTCCTTCTTCTTGACCTCCTCGATGGTGTCCAGAAGGTTAAACCAGACTTCCTTTGAGATCACGGGATGCGGAGGTACATGCGTCGCAATAAGATCCACACGCCAGGCACTTTGGACCGTATATTCATTTGAATTGTTAGGAACACAAAGGGCCGGAAGACGCTCCCTACACAGACGACAAGAATCAAACCACACATCATAGCGGGCCTGACTGAAACGATTCAGGATCGTCAGCTTGTAGGCCTTGCGAGAAGAGTACGAATAGATACTTACAAGCCGTTTAGACATGTCCTCAGCAGAAATTGTCCAATCCCCATAGTCGATGGTTTGATTCAAGGCTCCGGGGAGCACAGACCAGTATGAGGTGTCGCACGAAAACCTGATCGAGGAATTGATCGAGGAATATTTGTAAGAAAGCTGTTCGTCTTCAAGCAGCACAGGCATATTTCATTCTCCGTTCTTTTTGTACTTTGCCCATCCATTGACTCGCTTGGTGACATATGTCAGCCGTTCAATGGTGGGATCAATGTTCTTCATGTTAAGTTCGCCACACTCAAGGCATGCCTTTTCAAAGCGGGCCATGGCATCCTTAAGCCGGGTAATGTGAGGCGTGATCCTGAGGAGGGCATCCACAGTTTCCTCGGCTCGAGCGGCACGGGCCTCAAGGATCCTCTCCTTTCGTTCCTGACCCCGTTTCTTCTTGTAGTCCACTAGGCTCAAGCCTAGGTTCTTGGCTTCTTCTTCCTGAGCCTTTTTAGCTTCTAGCCTCTTGGCCTTAAGGAAAGCCGCCTTGTCAGCTAGAACGGCCTCAACAAATTCCTTACCTTCCTCTGCGGTGAAGGACCTAACAACATTCGGTCTAGGAAGCCGTGCCATGAAGCTGGGCGGCATCCGGGCGCGATATGCGCCTGCCAGGCGGAGTCGGGCCAGCTCCATTTTGGGATCATCGCAAATGAGATAGTTGGCGATTTGTACACCGTCCTCATTCCAAAAAACGGCACAGCAATCATTCTCCTGCCACCCAACACTATAGCGAACTGTAAAACGCCCATAGGCCCTACTAAAGACACTTGACCACTGCGTAAGACATGTGTCGTTGTGAGGTGCAAATTCCCAACCACCACGACACTCGTCGGTTTGAATCGTGCTACGATATCCCATTACTTGCTCCTCACCAGAGATCCTAGAGTTTTTTGAAGTCTATAGACTTCAGGATCAGGTACATCATTGCGAAATCGACCAAGCACTCTATTGACTTGAGTCAATTTGCTAATGGCATTGGAAAGCGTCCTGAGCATTTCCCTGTTCAGAACATGAGAGGTATCGCCAGACATGATTCTTGCCTGATGACTCTCAAAGGCAGAAAGTTCCTTTTTGAGTTTGAAATAGAGCTTTACCTGCTTTGAGGCCTGCTTCAGATACTTCCGAGCCTCGATCTGCTCCTCAAGGTTCTTGGCATAGTCCTCAACGCTATCGAAACCAGCCCGCTTGGCACGTTGTTCCAATTGGCGCTCTTCTCGCTCCTTGTCGAGACTCAAATACATTTGGACGAATTCGTCGCAAGCGTCGAAAACACGTCTCTTCTGCTTTGCGTCAAAGGAATCCGGCATGTCCCGTTCTATGCTAAAAAGCCGCTGCATGCAGAACCAGCGAACCTCAGGATCCTCAGGAGAGCAAATTTCCCTATAATGAACAGGCTGGCCCCAGAGCTTAGGTGGGTTATCGGTCATGCGCCGATAGGGAACAATGATTTCGTACCCAAAAGGATGCCCACGATGGTAAGGGCCCTGGTCCCAATCCGTCGTGGTGCTCGTTAGGCAGTGACCCCACGGGGCCTGCATAAGGACACCCTCGAATGTTCCATCCGAGTTTCGCCTAGGAGAATTGACGGGAACAAAAAGAACGTTGTCAATTCTGACCTCTCCATTGTGCTTCTTAAGAAGCGCCTCGGCTTTTTGGGTTCGGGTACGCTGTCGGCGGGCGGTCACGGATGCTCCACTAAAGGGGTATAGGGTTACACCATTAGTGTAGCACACCTCATCAAGAGATTAAAGCGTTTTTTGCCCAGGATTTTAGGGGGTCGAGCGATGGTTGCAAGGATCGGCAATGACTCGATTGAGATCCATAAGCACTTGCTCATACACGTTGGTAAGAGGAGACCAAGTACCACAATCATCCCAATCCTCACGATCCTCAAGCTCTGAGAAGTAGTAGAGGGATTCTCCGTTTGTGAGAGCACGGCACATGTCTACCTCATCCACACCAACCGACCTATAGGACTGCCCGTGCTCATCTGTAAAGAGAACGATGATTCTGGCAGCACCGGGTCTCCATCCAACATCCAATTCTCCAGTTCCAAGCTCATAGACAACATCCCATGTGGGCTCAAGACCAGCAGTCAAGGGAATGTTCTCTGGAATGAGAAGCCGGATGAAAACGTCATAAGAAACAAGGGGACTGAGAATGTAGCTCTGTGCAACCCCAACACCAACCTCCTCGGCTCCACCCGGAACCAAGACAATGGCAAATCGAAAGTTCGGGTTCATTGCGAAACGATCAGAGAAAGCTCTGGTGGCATTGATTACGGTGTTTGTAACGTCCGCCATACTACCTGAGGAATCGATGGCATATACAATGTCGAAGGGCGGGGTTACCGGAAGACTGCACATGTCTCCCACCATATTGGAGTCAATGCATCCGTCACAATTGTTGTCGATACCATCGCAGGCAAAGGTACCTGCCTCGGATCTAGGAGGAATCGCACCCTCACACTCGGTCCACTCACCCATAACGCACAACTGAACCCCTCTCTCACATGGAGGTGGCAAAATGGTTTCAACACCTTCGTTTCTGCTATAGCAGAACCTTGCAAGGGGCCCAGAGACAGTTCCATCAACCGTTCCATCGCAGTCATTGTCGAGTCCGTCACACTGTTCTGGTGTGCATGCAATTCTGGTGCAGTGTCCTGCAATGCACCCGAAGCCACCTCCAAGACCGCCTGGGCAGTTTCCATCAAACTCACAAATTCTACCCGAGGAATCAACGTCTCTGCAAAGACCATACCGACAACCCTGAGTAAGAGGATTGCAGGGTGGATCATTTCCGCATCTACAAACTCCACTCTCACAGTTGTCGGCCACAATTGGGTCGCAGGTTCTTCCACACCGACCACAGTTATAGAAGTCTATGGCTAGACTCTCTGGATCCATTGGATCGCAAGGGACGGCATCAGGTGAGAAATGAACATCCACCACAACCGAGGCGTCCTCTGGAATGTCAGGTCTCCGCACGCAACCACCTAGACAGGAGACGAAATAGCACAGAATACCAAAGGAAATCAGAAGTTGCAGCCACGCCGTTAGGCGTTGAATTTCAATTGGAGGAGGCATTCTGATGGGTGGGGCCATAGTGCAAGTATTGCACAGCCGAAAAGGTTGTTTTAGACATTTCTGTGAGGTGTTTTGGTTGCCGAGTCAAATTGTTCTGGCCCATCCTCCACTACTCTTGGTTTTTCCATTTACCATAAGGTGAAGAGCCTTGTAGCTCAAGCCTCTGGTTAGGGCGAACTCCCTTAGGGAACCCTTAACCACCACTTCCTCCTGGGTGAGGATGTTCCTTAGGGTCACACCAGAGCTATGATTCTTCCATAGACCATTCTTACAGTTATCCCTAGCCCTCTGCCTTGCCTCCGGGGTGGACATGGCCTCACGGAGGCCCTTGGACCTCTTTTGCAGAACCTCCAGAGAGGGGGACTTACAGCGACCATCTGTTGCTCGATTGCTTGGACCTCGCTGTTTCTTACCAATTCTAGAGTCACAAGCTTGTTTTCGCAAATTCATGCACTGCTTCTGGTTGTCATAGAACTTGTCTAGATAGGTTTGCTCAACAGCAAGACGCTTTTTCGCATCATTTTCCACAGCTTCAACCACCTCAAAAATGAAGTTGCTTGCACCATACTTTCTGTACTCATTTAGCAAGTAAGTGTTGCCGTGTGTTCCTGCCTCTAGTTGAGCAAAGTGTCCGTCAAATCGCTTTTTGAATCTATAGGTGGAGCCGTAGTAAACCTTGCCATTGACAATGTTCAAAATACGATACACCCCGCCCTCATTTGCCTTTTCGTGGTAAACTGCTTTCATGGAAGCCTCCTAGACAAAGCATATGTCAGAAGGTCCCAATGTATAGTTCATGTCAAACGAATAAGAAAAGAAAAAAGGCGGTACTTTCATACCGCCTTCGTTCAGAATGGCTGACCTGTATTCAGGTCAAAGGCCCTATATAAGTGCCATATCGAGCACCGTCACGGTTGCGTAGAAGTCATTTCTGACCATGCGCTTGCCGTAGCGAGTCATCACGCCCTTGCGTGGGGTGAAGTCTTCCTGTGCATAGATCACAGGCGACATGATGAGCGGAACGTATGGGGCGTAGATGTAGCCGCTCTCGAGGAAGGTGTTGCCCTTAAGACCAACGAGGATCTTGTTGCTTGGGAAGTATGGATCCTTGTACACAGTGTATCTGTTGTTAAGGGTACCAACGCTCTCAGCGCCGACCGACATGCTGTCTCTCACCTGGCCGTCGCTGTCGAGACGGTAGGAGGCCTTGTACGAGACAAGGTGCTCAA